TTATATCCGGTTCTTTAAGGTATAGAGCATTTCGAGCGCACGGCGCGGGGTCAGGTCGTCCAGGTCCAGTTTGGCCAATTCGTCCAGCACCGGGTGCGGCAGGCTGGCGAACAGGTCGCTCTGCATCGGAGCGGCCGGCTTACCCTTGACCGGTGCCGGTTGCTCGTGGGGCAGGCTGGTGGTCTCCAGGCGGCCCAGGTGTTCGCGGGCGCGGGCGATCACTTCGCTCGGCACCCCGGCCAGTTGCGCAACGGCCAGGCCGTAGCTCTGGCTCGCCGGCCCCGGCAGCACATGGTGCAGGAACACGATGCGCTCGTTGTGCTCGGTGGCGTTGAGGTGCACGTTGGCCACCAGCGGCTGGGCCTCCGGCAGCACGGTCAGTTCGAAGTAGTGGGTGGCGAACAGCGTGTAGGCGCGCAGGTGCGCCAGGCGCTCGGCTGCCGCCCAGGCCAGGGACAGGCCGTCGAAGGTGCTGGTGCCGCGGCCGACTTCGTCCATCAGCACCAGGCTGCGGTCGGTGGCGTTGTGCAGGATGTTGGCGGTCTCGCTCATTTCCACCATGAAGGTCGAGCGCCCGCCGGCCAGGTCGTCGCTGGAGCCGATCCGGGTGAAGATCCGGTCCACCAGCGACAGTTCGCAACTGGCCGCCGGTACGAAGCTGCCGATGTGCGCCAGCAGTACGATCAGCGCCGTTTGCCGCATGTAGGTGGATTTACCGCCCATGTTCGGGCCGGTGATCACCAGCATTCTTGTGTTGTCGTCCAGGCTCAGGTCGTTGGCCACGAACGGCGTGGTCAGCACCTGCTCGACCACCGGGTGACGGCCCTGGACGATGCGCATGCAGGGTTCGCTGACGAACGTCGGGCAGTTGAGGTCGAGGTTCAGCGCGCGTTCGGCGAGGTTGCTCAGCACGTCGAGTTCGGCCAGCGCCGAGGCGGTGTCCTGCAGCGGCGGCAGCCGGCCGATCAGGTCTTCCAGCAGTGCCTCGTAGAGCATTTTTTCCCGGGCCAGCGCCCGGCTTTTGGCCGACAGCGCCTTGTCTTCGAACGCTTTGAGCTCGGGCGTGATGAAACGCTCGGCGCCCTTGAGGGTCTGGCGCCGGATGTAGTCGGCCGGCGCGGATTCGGCCTGCTTGCTCGGCAGCTCGATGAAGTAGCCGTGGATGCGGTTGTAGCCGACCTTCAGGTTGGCAAGGCCGGTGCGGGCCTTTTCCCGGGCTTCCAGGTCGATGAGGAACTGGCCGGCGTTTTCGCTCAGCGATTGCAGTTCGTCCAGTTCGCTGTCGTAGCCGGTCTTGAGCACGCCGCCGTCGCGGATCACCGCCGGCGGGTTGTCGATGATGGCTTTCTCCAGCAGCGCCGCCAGTTCCGGGTAGGTGCCGGCGGTGGCGGCCAGGCGCGCCAGGTGCGGGGCTTCCAGATCCGCCATCGCCGTCTGCAGTTCCGGCAGGGCACCCAAGGCGTCGCGCAGGCGGGCGAGGTCACGGGGCCGCGCGTTGCGCAGGCCGATCCGCGCCAGGATCCGTTCGATGTCGCCGATTTCCTTGAGTTGCGGTTGCAGGCGTTCGAAGCGGTAGCGGTCGAGCAGGCAACTGATGGAGGTCTGGCGCGCCAGCAGGACGGTGAGGTCGCGCAGCGGGCGGTTCAGCCAGCGGGTCAGCAGGCGGCTGCCCATGGCGGTCTGGCAGCGGTCGACCACCGATTGCAAGGTGTTGTCGCGACCGCCGGCCAGGTTGGTGTCCAGCTCCAGGTTGCGCCGGCTCGCGCCGTCCAGCACCACGGTGTCGTCCAGGCGTTCATGACGCAGGCTGCGCAGGTGGGGCAGGGCGGTGCGCTGGGTTTCCTTGGCGTAGGCCAGCAGGCAGCCGGCGGCGCCGATGGCCAGGGTCAGGTTCTCGCAGCCGAAGCCTTTCAGATCCTGGGTGGAGAATTGCTGGCACAGGCTCTTGAGCGCCGAATCACGCTCGAAATCCCACGGGGCGCGACGGCGCACGCCACGGCGCTTTTCCGCCGGCAGGTCTTTCGGCCAGTCGTCCGGGATCAACAGCTCCACGGGGTTGACCCGCTCCAGCTCCGCCAGCAGGTTTTCCCAGCCCTTGATCTCCAGCACGCTGAAGTTGCCGCTGGTGATGTCCAGCACCGCCAGGCCGAACAGACGCTCGTCGCCCAGCACGGCCGCGATCAGGTTGTCGCGGCGCTCGTCCAGCAGCGCTTCGTCGCTGACCGTGCCCGGGGTGATGATCCGCACCACCTGACGCTCCACCGGGCCCTTGCTGGTGGCCGGGTCGCCGATCTGCTCGCAGATCACCACCGATTCGCCCAGTTTCACCAGCTTCGCCAGGTAGCCTTCCGCCGCGTGGAACGGGATCCCGCACATCGGAATCGCCTGTCCCGCCGACTGCCCGCGGGCGGTCAGGGTGATGTCCAGCAGCTTGGCCGCCTTCTTCGCGTCCTCGTAGAAGATCTCGTAGAAGTCGCCCATGCGGTAGAACATCAGCTGATCCGGGTGCTGGTTCTTCAGGCGCCAGTACTGCTGCATCATCGGGGTATGGGAGGACAGGTCGGAGACGGCTTTATTCATCGGATTGTCAGGCAACTCGTTCAAAGGAGTGGGGCAAAAGCGGGGCGTCGGCCAGGCTTTTCCGCGATGGGCGCAAGATTACCATGGGCGGTCTGTCGGGCGCAGGGATGGCGGTCGAGTGACGGGTTCATGCCGTAAAAAACGTGATTATGCAGAAAATATGCAAATCAGCATTTGTCTTCGCCGAATTCTTCAAGCACTATGCGCGTTATGCAAAAACGCAACGTATCTACCGTATTAAGAGCACTGCTCGACCGGCACGGGATCTCCCCCACGGAGCTTCACCGTCGCACCGGCGTGCCTCAATCCACTCTCTCGCGGATCCTCAGCGGGAAGATCGTCGATCCTTCGGACAAGCACATCTCGAAGATCGCCGAGTACTTCGCCGTGAGCACCGATCAGTTGCGCGGGCGCGCCGACATTGCGCCGGCGGCTGCCGGCGCGCGCCATGACGTGCATGCGGAACTCAAGGACATAAGCCTGTGGGACGACGACACCCCTGTCGATGACGACGAGGTGTCGGTGCCCTTTCTTCGTGAGGTTGAATTGGCTGCAGGATCAGGAAGATTCGTCGTGGAAGAGAGCGAGCGCTCAAGCCTGCGCTTCGGCAAGCGCAGCCTGCGTCACAACGGTGTGCAGTTCGACCAGGCCAAATGCGTGACGGTGCGCGGCAACAGCATGTTGCCGGTGCTGCGCGACGGCGCCACGGTCGGCGTCAACGCCGGCAAGAGCGGCATCGGCGACATCGTCGACGGCGATCTCTACGCCATCAACCACAATGGCCAACTGCGGGTGAAGCAGCTCTATCGCCTGCCCACCGGCATCCGCCTGCGCAGCTTCAACCGTGACGAACATCCGGACGAGGACTACAGCTTCCAGGAGATCCAGGAAGAGCAGATCGTCATCATCGGTCACGTCTTCTGGTGGGGCATGTACGCCCGATAGCACCACCCCTGCCTGACAGAACCCGCCCCTCGGCGGGTTTTTTTTCGCCTGTCGAAAACGGCCGAAGCCAAGAGCGGCGGGGCTTTCATGCGTCCGTGCATTTGCCGTGCATAAATAAATGCATTTTTGCATTGACTGCATATGCATGAGTGCATATTCTTGCCGCCAAGCCGCTCGACAAAGCGGTTGGCAAGACCGCTCTTTAGTTCCACAAGAACAGGCAGCGATGAACCGGCCTCAACGGTTCAGAGGGTTGGCAACTGACCCGGGTGTGCAGCGTAAAGCACCAAGAGCAGTTATCCGGCGGGCAGGGACCGCGGCCGGAGGAACAATATGAACGGACTCGTACCGCGCCAGCAGCGCCGAAAAGTCAGCTTCCTTTCGGTTTTAGGGAATGAAAGGAAGGCAAAGGAGTGCATTACTGAAAAGCCCGGCCTGGCGCCGGGCTTTTTGGAATGCCTGCCTTGTGCAAACAGAAACACGAACGCCGACATGTCGGCAATCCATCAAGGAAGTGAACAATGAGCCTGAAAAAGTATGCCCGTGTGGTAGACGGCAAGGTCGACAACATTTTTGAAACCGTCAACCCGATCACCGAAGAGTTTCCGGCCAGCCAGCTCTGGGTCGACATCACCGGCACCGTGAACTCGCAGGTCGATTACGGCTACAACGCCGTCAACACCGACGGGGTCTGGACCTTCAATTCGGGGTTCCCGTGGCCGCAATCGGTGCTGGGCGAGCAAATGCGCAACGAGAAAGTCCGCCGGCTCGACAACGTCATGGCCAGCGTCGCCTCGTCGGGCTTGCAGTTCAAGGTCGACCTGGGCGTAGCCACCTCGGCCGAACAGGCCTACCTGACGGCCTTCAAGGAATACTGCGTCGCGTTCGGCCAGGTCAACAAGCAGCCGGGTTTCCCGGTGACCATCGCTTGGCCGCAACTGCCGTAAGGCGTTGCGCCGCACCGGCGAAAAGGAAGGATCCAGCCCATGAAGAAGGCCCGTTGCAGATGTTGAAAGACTGCAGATGCGGACACTGCAACAGGCTGCTTGCCCGCATGGGCCAGTGTGCCGAGCTCCAGATCAAATGTTCCCGATGCGGGACGCTGAATCATGTGAGGGCCGCGAGCCCCGAGCCATCGCCCGTGAGCGACATGAAGGCTGCCCAGGCAGCTCAACCCCCTCATTCCACTCGACAGGTGAACACATGAACGTTCTGAAAAAATACATCGCACCGCTTCTCGCCACCGCCGCGCTGTTGGGCGCCGCAGGCAATGTGAAGGCGGCCAACCTGCTGGTCAACGGCAGCTTCGAACAGCCGGGCTGCAGCGGCAGCTGCATCCTGGACACCCCGGCCAAGGCCAACTTCATCATCGGCTGGACCACGTTCCTGTCCGGTGCCGAGTACTTCAACATGCCGGCCTCCATCGGCGGTTCCGCTGCGGCGGACGGCGTGGTGATCGTTGACCTCGCCAACTATGTCTACGGCAACGGCGGCGGCATTCAGCAGAACTTCGCCACCACCCCCGGCGCCAAGTACCGCCTGACCTTCAGCGCCGGCAACTCTCGCTTCGCCAGCCGTTCCGGCAGCGGCGTCGTGCAGGTCAAGGTGGCCGGGCAGACCGTCAGCTTCGACACGCCGATCGCCAAAGGCGTCGCGGTCGAATGGAGCACCGTCACCTACGACTTCACCGCCACCACCGCGCAAACGACGCTGGCCTTTTTCAACGAGCAGAATCCGTACGCCAACTATGCCTTCATCGACAACGTCATCGTTGAACGCCTGTAATCCCGGATCGGCGCATCCACCCGAGGCCGTGCCCGGCACCGGCGGTCTTACCCCCCATCCATCAACGCACCCTGGAGGCGTGACATGACGAACGAGCAACAAGCGTTGGCGGACATGCCGATCTGGCTGGTCATCCTCCTGGCCGTTGTCGGCGGGGTGTCCGGCGAGATGTGGCGCGCCGACAAGGAAGGCGCCCGGGGCTGGGCGCTGCTGCGCCGGCTGGCCTTGCGCTCCGGCGCGTGCATGATCTGCGGGGTCTCCGCGATCATGCTGCTGTACGCCGCCGGCCTGTCGATCTGGGCCGCCGGCGCCTTCGGCTGCCTGACGGCCATGGCCGGCGCGGACGTCGCCATCGGTTTGTACGAACGCTGGGCCGCCAAGCGCATGGGCCTGAGCGAAGCGCCGCCCCACGATCCGCAATAACCCCTTCACATCCTGTCCTCGCTGCCGTCGGGCGGCGGGGTTTCGTGTGGACATTCGAAAAGGAGGTCATGTATGCCTGCACCGATCCAGCAGCCTTCGCAGTTGTTCACGGCGATGGCGACAACCTTGCGCAACGCCGCCGGCCTCGATGTGCAGGTCGGCGCCCACCCTGAATTCACCGCCCCGGGCGACAAGGCCTGGGTGCTGATCGACATCGAACGCAACGGCCCGGGCGAGCGGGCGGCCGACGGGCGCATCGCCCATGTGCTGACGCTGTCGCTGCAGGTCGTCCCGGCGCTTGCCGCCAGTGCGTTTGCCGCCTGCGACCTGATCGCCGCGCTGAAGAACCTGGCCACCGACAACCGCTGGGGCTTGCCCGGCGACCAATGCGACCGGCCCCTGAACCTCGACGGCGTGCCGTCGCTGCTGGTGCGGGAGGGGCAGTCCCACAAGGCCTGGACGCTGTCGTTCATCCAGACCCTCTACCTCGGCCCGACCTTGCTCGACGACCCGCTCGGCACCCCGAAATTCGCCCGCACCTGGGAAGTCAGCGATATCGACGACCCCGACCAATACACCTCGCTGGAGGCTTGAGCCGTGTTCGATGCGCTGATACGCATGCAACTGGGGCCGATCATAGAACGGCTGGCCGAGATGGAAGCGGAAGTCGAAGACCTGCACCGCCGCGCCGAGAGTTTCTGCCGCATCGGCGTGTGCCAGGACGTGGATGCCGCCGGCAACACCTGCCGGGTCAGCCACGGTGGGTTGCTGACGCCGTCCATCAAGTTTTTCAACCCGAGCGCCGGGGCGCAGAGCGAATCGCGGATCCCCACGCCGGGCGAGCAATGCCTGCTGTTGAACTACGGCAGCGGCGAAAGCGGCGCGCAGAGCGTGGCGCTGTTCGGCTTGAACAGCGACCGGTTTCCGCCGGCCTCCACGGTGCCGACGCTGACCCGTCGGGTGCACGGGGACGGCAGCGAAAGCGGCTATGACGACGCCACCCACACCCTGCATTGGCAGAACGGCCCGGCCGCGTTCAAAGGCTCCCGCGAATCGCTGGAGCTGAGCATCGGCCCGGCGCGCCTGGCGATGACGGCGCAGGCGATCAACCTGCAACTGGGCGCAACCGGCCTGACGATCGATGCGGCGGGTGTGCATTTCAGCGGCCCGCTGGTGGATCACCAGGGCCGCGTCATCAGCCCCTGACCCGAGAGCCTTCCATGATCGGAATCGATAGAGACACCGGGGCCACGGTCGACGACTGGCTGCAGTTTGTGCAGCGCGCGACCCGGGCCCTGACCACGCCGCTGGGCACCCGGCAGAAACGGCCCTTGTACGGCTCCCTGATCCCCACCTTGCTGGGCCGCAACCTGGGCGACGACGTCCTGCTCCTGGCCCAGAGCCACGCGGCCCAGGCCTTCTACAACCCGCAGAACGGCATCGGCGACTTCCAGCCGCAGGTGATCGTCGCCACACGGCAGGGCGCCGGGCTGCTGCTGCGTTTCGCCGGCACCTGGAAAAACCGCCAACAGACTTTCGAGGTCGTGACATGAGCATGCTGATCCCCGGCCAGAACCAGTTGGCTGAACCTGAGCTGATCGCCATCGACGCGTTCGAGGACTTGCTCGCCGAGTTCAAGGCCTTCGTCGTCGACTACGTCGGCACCCGCGCACCGCAGAGCGCCGAGAAGCTCAAGGCCAGCCTGGAGAACGAAAGCGAACTTTTGACCCTGGCCCTCGAAGCGTTCTGCGTGCGCCTGCAGACCCATGAGCGCAAGTACAACGCCCGCATCAAGCAGATGCTGGCGTGGTGGGCCACCGGCAGCAACCTGGACGCGCGGCTGGCCGACATGGGCCTGGAGCGGCAGTTGCTCGATCCGGGCGATCCGGCCGCTTTCCCGCCGGTGCCGCCGGTGTACGAAAGCGACGACGACGCCCGCCTGCGCTACTACCTGGCGCCCCATGCGCCGGCGGCGGGGTCGCGGATGCAGTACCGCCGCGAGGTCTTCACCCTCGGCGAACGGCCGACGGTGAAGGTGGCATCCACCGACGCCGGCGTGGTGAACGTCACCTACACCTTCGACCCGGACGGCCTCGCCGCCCAGGTCAAGGACGGCAACGGCCGGCGCACCGCGCCCGGCGAAGTGCAGGTCACCGTGCTGGCGCGGGAGGGCGACGGCACGCCGTCCGCCGCGTTGCTCGACGGCGTGCGCAAACATTTCGCCCGGCCTGACGTCTGCCCGGAGACCGACAAGGTCACCGTGCGCGGCGCCGACATCCAGCGCTACAAGATCCGCGTGGTGGCCAAGATCAACTCAGGCCCCGATTCGGGCCTGACCCAGGTCGCCGCCGAGCAGCACCTGCAAGCCTACGCCGACAGTTGCCACCGCCTGGAAGGGCGGGTCGACCCGAGCTGGATCGACTACACGCTGCACAGCGCCGGCGCCGTGCAGCTGCAGATCCTCGAACCGCTGGCGCCCATCGTCACCACCGCGTTCCAGGCACCGTACTGCACCGCGGTCGAGGTCGAGGTGCAGACGCTATGAGCGATCAAACGCAGCGCCCGACGCTGCTGCCGGCCAACAGCTCACCGCTTGAGCGCGCGCTGGACATTGGCTTCGGCGCTTTGCTCGACCGCATCGCGCCGCCGTTTCCCGAGCTGATGGATCCCAAGCAGACGCCGGTGGCGTTTCTGCCGTATCTGGCGGCGGATCGTGGGGTCGCCGAATGGAGCACCGACGCGCCGGAGACGGAGAAGCGCTTGACCGTCGAACTGGCCTGGCCCACCGCGCGCCGGGCCGGCACCCGCACGGCGTTGGAAAACGCCGCCAAGGGCCTGCAACTGCGTCCCGAGGTGCGCGCCTGGTACGAGCAGACCCCGCCCGGCACGCCCTACAGCTTTTCGGTGCGGGCGTTTTCCGAGCAGCCCTACAGCGAAGAGATCGACGCCCGGCTCGACCGGCGCCTGGCTGACGCCAAGAGCGAACGGGATGTGCTGTCGGTGTCGGTGGGCTTGAGCGCCTTCGGCAGCCATTCGGTCGGCGCCGCGACGTTCTGCGGCGAACTGACCACGGTCTATCCGGTGTTCATCGAAGGGCTCGAAGCGACGGGCCAAGCCTTCAAGGCGGCCGGCCTGTACGCCGTCGAAACATTCACTATTTATCCTCAGGGGGCCTGAATGGCTGACTATTACACCCTGCTCACCAACGCAGGGATTGCCTACGAGACCGCCTGCAAGGCGGCGGGCGTGCCGATCAAGCTGACGCAGGTTTCCGTCGGCGACGGCGGCGGCACGGTCTACAACCCGGCGGCCACCGCCACCGCGCTCAAGCGCGAAGTCTGGCGCGGGCCGCTCAACGCGCTGTTCCAGGACGAGAAGAACCCGAGCTGGCTGCTCGCCGAAGTCACCATCCCGCCGGACGTCGGCGGCTGGTACGTGCGTGAGGCGGGGCTGTGGACCGACACCGGCATCCTCTACGCCATCGTCAAGTATCCGGAGTCGTTCAAGCCGGTGCTGGCCTCGTCCGGTTCGGGCAAAGAGTTCTACATCCGCTCGATCTTCGAGACCAGCAACGCGTCGCTGGTGACGCTGCTGATCGACGACACGGTGGTCAAGGCCACCCGCGCCTGGGTCATGAGCTACCTGGCCGAAGAGCTCGGCAAGCTCGACGGCAAGCAATCGGTGCGCGTGGCCGCGACCGGCAATGTGGTGCCGAACGGCGCGCAGCAGATCGACGGTGTGGCGGCGGTCGCCGGCGACCGCGTGCTGCTGGCGAACCAGACCCTGGCCAAGGACAACGGCCTGTGGGTCGTGGCCAACGGCGACTGGACGCGGGCCAACGATGCCAATGTCAGCGCCAAGGTCACGCCGGGCCTGACCGTGATGGTCGAGGAGGGCACCGTCAACGGCGATTCGCTGTGGCACCTGACCACCAATGCGCCGATCACCCTGGGGACGACCGCGCTGACCTTCAAGATGCTGGCCGGGCGCACGGGCGTTGCCGCCGGCAGCTACAAGAGCCTGACCGTTGACGAATACGGTCGGGCCACGGCGGGTTCGAACCCGGACACTCTGGCCGGGTTCGGCATCAAGGATTCCTACACCAAGGCCGAAGTCGAAGCACTGATCGCCAAGGCCTCGGCGTTGCCGGTGGGCTCGATTGTTGCCTTCCCTGTTGATACCCCACCGCCAGGCTTTCTGGAGCTGGACAACAGCGTCAAGAGCAGCGCGACCTACCCGGACCTGAGTGCCTATCTGGGCGGCAAGTTCAACAAGGGCGACGAGGGCGCGGGCAATTTCCGCTTGCCTGAAGCGCGTGGGGAATTTTTGCGCGGCTGGGATCATGGGAGGGGAGTGGATGCTGGTCGACAGTTGGGAAGTGTTCAGCTGGACGCCATGCAGCGTCTCACTGGCGCAATAGCCGCCGCAGATGCGACAGGTCTTGCTCAAGCACTCAACGGCGTGTATGCCGGGAGCAAGTCGGGCGTATCAAAGGGTGTAACGGCTGCCGTAGACGCCTACACCAACGTCAATTTCGACAATGCTCGACAAGCCCGGACAGCTGATGAAAACCGTCCACGCAACATCGCCGTCATGTGGTGCATCAAGGCCTGGAATGCGCCGGTCAACCAGGGAAACATCGATGTTGCCGCACTGGTCAAGGAAGTCCAACGGCTCGGTTCCGCCGTGCCGGTCGGCGCCGTCATGGCGTTCCCGACCGGCATCGTTCCTCCAGGGTTCCTGGAGCTCAACGGCAGCGTGCAGAGCATCGCGACCTACCCGGATCTGGCGAGCTACCTGAGCACCGCCTACAACAAGGGTGACGAAGGCGCCGGCAACTTCCGCCTGCCGGATTCGCGCGGCGAATTCCTGCGCGGTTGGGATCATGGGCGGGGCGTGGATTCGGGGCGAGCGGTAGGAAGCTGGCAAAAAGGAAGCTTACAGACTTACGACTACAGCAATGCCAATCCGGCCGTTTCCGGTCTTTGGCATAACGTCGCATCGGATACAGGTCTTGCCGAGTTTCACGGCCTGGATGCCTACACGGCACCTAGCTATATCGTCAGCAACGCAATCTTCACCGCAGGCGCGACCCCCGTTAGCGCTGGCGCATTGGGCGTCACACGTCCGCGAAACCTCGCCGTCATGTGGTGCATCAAGGCCTGGAACGCGCCGCTCAACCAGGGAAACATCGATGTCTCCGCGTTGGCCGTTCTGGCGCAGCAAGCCACCGAGCTCAATCAGGGCACGGCGAAGACCGCCACTCAGGCCCAGACAGACGCCGGCAGCGACGATCAAACGATCGTCACGCCGAAGAAACTGCGGTGGGGATTCTCGGCGCTCAAGGCTTCCAATGGATATCTGATGCTGCCGAGCTGGCTGGGCGGTCTGGTCATCCAATGGGGAACCACCGGTGCCATTGCCGCCGGTGCCCAAATGACAGTGACCTATCCGATTGCGTTCCCGAACGTTTCTGTCATGACATTGATCGGCAACAGTTCCTCGATAGGGTCTACCGGTGCCACTTCCACGCTTTGTGTCATGTACGGTGACAAGACAAATTTCACGGTTTCCGCGCTCGGCAGCACGGGCCAACCGAATGGTCCATGGATTTCGATTGGCTGGTAATCAGGAGAACAGGTTATGTCACTTTTTTATGCCGCCTCCACTGGCGGTTTCTACGACGACACCGTTCACGGTGTCATGCCGGATGACGCAGTGAAGATCACTGCGCAGTTGCGTTCGCAACTGCTCGCCGGCCAGTCACAGTCACTGGCGATCGTTGCGGATGCCGACGGAAACCCTGTGCTCAAACGGCCGGAGATGGATGCCGAAGCGCAAGCCAATCGTGAGCGCATGTGGCGCGACGGCGAAATCGACAGCGTGAAATGGCTGCGTGAGCGTCATCGCGATGAACTCGAAATGTCCAGCCAGACGACATTGACCGTCGATCAGTACCAGACGCTGCTGGCTTATCTGAAGCGCCTGCGCGACTGGCCGCAGTCGGAGCACTTTCCCGACGAACAGGCTCGCCCTGGACAACCTGACTGGATTGCGCTGCAGATCCGTTGAACGCCCCGCACCCCGGGGCGTTTTTCTTCCCCCAATAAGCAATCAACACCCGCCAAGCCCCTCCCCGCAGGGGCTTTCCCGTTTATGGAGAAACGAAAAATGGCAACCCGCCAAACCTACACCGTGCTCGTCCCGTTCCCCACCGGGGGCGGTCACTGGTCGAGCGTCGGCCAAGAGCTCGACCTGCTCGACGTCGAGGCCAGCGCGCTGCACACCGCCGGCCGGCTTGAGCTGAAAACCCCAACCACCCAGGCCAAAAAGGCCGCTGCCAAGAAGGCTGACTGAACATGGCTGAAGTCCTGAACTTCGAGCACAACGGCATCACCGTCAATGCCACCGAATCCCCCGAGGCCATGGGCGGCCTGGGCGACAACGTCATCGGCCTGGTCGGCACCGCGCCGAAGGCCGATCCGCTGATTCCGCGCAATGCGCCGTTTCGCATCAACAGCTTCACCACCCACGCGTTGCTGGACCCGACCGGCGCCGAAGAGGGCACCCTGTACCACGCGGTCTACCAGATCCTCAAAGTGGTCAAGGTGCCGGTGTACGTGGTGATCGTCGAGGCGGGCGCGACCCCGGCCGACACCGTCAACAACGTCATCGGCGGCATCGAGCCGGCCACCGGCCGCAAGCTGGGCCTGGCGGCGCTGGGCAGCGTGCCGGAAGACCTGACCATCATCGGCGCGCCGGGCTTCACCGGCACCAAGGCGGTGGCCGGCGAGTTCGCCTCGTTCGGCAAGCGCATCAAGGCCCGTGTGGTGCTGGACGGCAAGGACGCCTCGGTGGCGGACCAAGTGCTGTACAGCCAGGAACTGGGCGGCGCGGACCTGGGCTTCGACCGTTGCCTGGTGGTGCACAACATGCCGGCGGTGTACTCGAAAGCGGCGAAGAAGAACGTCTTCCTCGCGCCATCGAGCCTGGCGATCGCCGCGCTGGCCAAGGTCAAGCAGTGGGAGAGCCCGGGCAACCAGGTGACCTACGCCGAGGACGTGTCCCGCGTCGTGGAATACAACATCCTCGACACCTCCACCGAAGGCGACCTGCTCAACCGCTACGGCGTGAGCTACTACGCCCGCACCATCCTCGGCGGCTTCTCGCTGCTGGGCAACCGCTCGATCACCGGCAAGTTCATCAGCTACGTGGGCCTGGAAGACGCCATCAGCCGCAAGCTGGTGAAGGCCGGCCAGAAGGCCATGGCCAAGAACCTGACCAAGTCCTTCATGGACCAGGAGGTCAAGCGCATCAACGACTGGCTGCAGACCCTGGTCGCCGACGAAACCATCCCCGGCGGCAGCGTGTACCTGCACCCGGAACTCAACAGCGTCGAGAAGTACAAGAACGGCACCTGGTACGTGGTCATCGACTACGGCCGCTACGCGCCGAACGAACACATGGTTTACCAACTCAACGCCCGCGATGAAATCATCGAGCAGTTCCTGGAGGACGTTCTCTAATGTTTACCAACCGCAACCGCCAGGCCATCGCGGCCACCCTGCAAGGCCTGCCGCTGTCGGCGACCGTGGAAGAGTTCACGGCGCCGAAGATCGAGTTCGACATGGAAAACATGACGGGCGGCCGCTTCATCGTCGAGGAAATGGCCAAGAGCGCCAAGGCCCTGGGCGCCAAGCTGATCCTCCAGGGCGCGGGCCCCGAAGTCATGCTGGCCCTGGGCGTGAAGCTGGGCGACGACATCCTGCTGAACGTGCGCGAGGCCGGCCAGGACCAGGACGGCAACACCTGGTTCACCTACCACACCGTCGGCGGCAAGCTGAAATCCCTTGAGGAAGGCACCGTGAAAATGGGCGAGAAGCCCAAGACCACCCTGGAGCTGTCCTGCCGCACCTACAACCGCCTGGAAAACGGCGTGCCGGTGATCGACATCGACGTGCGCACCCAGAAGTTCGTGCTCAACGGCGTGGACATCCTCGGCGACGCCCGCCGCGCGGTGCTGATGCCGTAAGCCGATCCCCGCAGCCAACCGATCCCCTGTGGGAGCCAGCCTGCTGGCGATGAGGCCTGACGCCATCGCAGGCAGGCCCGCTCCCGCAGCGGGGCCGGGTTGGCGGGCATCAAGCAACACCCCTCTCAAGAATCACCAAGGAATTCATTCATGTCGTGGATGCCACCCCAGCATGACCTGCTGTCGCCGATCACCGGCGACGACGGGGCCGAGATCGCGCAGATCCAGCTCAAGCCGTTGTTCTACGCCGCGCAGAAAGAAGCGCTGGAGCGCGCCGGCGACGACGAGGACGATCAGTTCTTCGAGCTGGCGCTGCTGGCCACCGGGCTGTCGGTCAAGGAACTCGACCAGCTCAAGCGCCCGGACTACGTGAGCATCGCCCAGTACGTGCACGAGATGTCCACCCAACCGGCGTCGCACTTTCTCGCCCAGGCCGAAGACGCCAGGCGTTCGGACGACCCGGACGAAGTGCAGCTGCTGCAGCCGCTCGCCGTGACCGGCCGCACCGTGACCTCGCTGAGCCTGGAAATGCCCGCGCTGCGCGCCACCAAAGTGATGAAGAAACTGAAGACGGCCAAGGAACGCGCCGAATTCATCACCGCCCATTGCACCGGCCTGATGATCCCCGATCTGGCCCACCTGAGCGTCCCGGACTGGACGCAGCTGCAGGTGCGCATCGACGATTTTTTAAACCAGCCGGCGGCCTACTTTCGGAGCGCGACATCGAAGTGATCCTCGATGTCGTGCCGCTCATTTACCCGGTAAGTGAGGCGGAGATTCTGGAATGGGACGCCGAAAAGGCGTTGCGCCGCTACGACATAGCGATCACTCGCCTTGGCGTGAAACAGGAGTAGGGCGGCATGGCAGAAAACAGATATGCGCTCACCTACGCCGGTGAGGGCGGCAACAGCGCAGGCGCACTGGTGATGCCCGAGGGTTTGGGCAAGCCGCTGCAGGACTTGAACCTGACGCTGGCCCTGGCGAGCGTGGACATCCGCTTGCTGACCCAGGAGCAGATCAAGCTGCGCGAGCAGCTGGTCAGCCAGCAATCACTGTTCAAGGCGGGGGCCGCAGCCCCGGCGGCGGCTCCTGAGCCGAAGTCGAAGCTCAAGGCCGAGATCGAACAGCGTCCGCCGCCCAAAGGCCTTCAGTCGGCCATGGCCAACGAGACGGCGCTGGTCGAGCTGAACCAGGTGCTGCACCTGAGCAAGGAATCGCTTCAGGCCCTCTCGGAAAAGAACCTGGAAACCGCCAGCGACAAACGGATCGCCCCCAGCGGCGCCACGGGTACGGACTTGCTGCAGGTGCAGCTGGCCGCCCTCAGGACCGGCATCAGCGACGGTTTGAAGGGCGATCAGAAGCGGGACGAACTGCAGACGTTCTCCGGCGATGCCGCCCTCAATGCGTCGGCGTTCAAGATCGACGTCAAGGCGGCCGGCGAGATGCTGGCCGGCTGGCGCACGACGCTGAAGCTCGACCGGTTGCAGAGCCAGGACCTGGCCGACGCGACCAGCCATCTGGGCAACAGCGGCCTGAACGTCAAGGCCGCCGACATCGGCGCTGTCGTTCAGAGTGCCGGCGAGAGCGCGAAAGCGACGGGCATGACGCCCGAGCAAGTGGCCGCATTGGCGGCCGCGTTCCTCAACAGCGGCGCCGGCAAGGCCGACGCCGGGGCAGCGCTGAAGAGCTTCACGGCGACCTTGGGCAAGGGCGAAACCGCGTCCTCGGCGCAACGCGAAGCCTGGGCGCAGATGGGCCTGAACCCTGAGTCGCTGGCCCGCGGCATGAGCGGCGATGCGCCGCAGACGATCAAGCTGGTGCTTGAAGAACTCAGGAAACAGCCTGAAGAGAAACAGGCTGCGCTGACCAAGACGCTGTTCGGCAACAACGATGCGGTGCTCGAACTGCTGAAGAAGCCGGAGGATGTCAGCACTGCCTTCAGGCTGGTGGCCGACAAATCTCAGTACGCGACCTCCAAGCGCGGCGAGGGCGCAGGATCGGCGGCCGCGACCGCCGAGGCCTACGGCAATACCTCCCAGGGGCGCTGGAATGCACTGGACGCGAGCCTCAACAGGCTGTCCACGTCCGTCGGCACGGCGCTGGCGCCGGTGACCGATGGCATTGCCGTAGGGCTCACGGCGCTGGTCAACGGGCTGAGCGCAGCGGCCGAGACGTTCCCGTTCGTCACGGCAGCGCTGACGTTGCTGGGGGTGGCCGCCACGCCGTTCGTGGCCGGCGCGCTGAAGACCGGCGTGTCCTCGGTGCTCGATGCGGTCTCCGGGAGGCTGCTGCGTCTGGCGGCGGCGCGTTTGCCGTCCGACATCGGCGACATGATCACCGGTGACGATGAGGGTGACGGCGGGCGCAAAAAGAAACGGTCCGGCCGCAAACCGGGCCAAGGCAAGGGGGCCAAGGCTCCCGCCAAGCCCGCCAAGCCCGCCAAGCCCGCCCAGCCCCGGGCAGGCGCCGTGCGCCAAAGCCCGCTGGCCCGTCTGCGCAGCGCGGCGCTCAAGGTCATGCCGTCGATCAGGGGCGCCGCCGCCCGCGTCATGCCTGCGCTGCGCAGTGCCGGGGCCAGGGTCATGCCGCTGATGGCCAGGGCGGTGCCCTTCGTCAGCAAGGCTGCGACGCCGTTGATGCTTGCCGGCGCGGCCTATAAAGGCCTGAAAGGCTGGCGTGAAGGCGATGATCAAGCGGTGGGCGGGGCGGCCGGCCAATTGGCCGGGACGGCCATCGGCGCCACCATCGGCTCGTTCTTGCTGCCGGGCATCGGCACGGCCATCGGTGGCGTCATCGGCGGAACGGCAGGTGCCTGGCTGGGGGAGAAACTGGCCGCCCCGGCGGTCGACAAACTCGCGCCGCCGGCAGACGTCGCCAAGAACCTCGTCAACGCCCCGAGCCAGACCCAGCAGGTCACCTTTTCGCCGTCGATCCAGGTCACGTGCCCGGCACCGGACACGGCCGAGCAGATCCGCACGATCATCGGGCAGCAACTGAGCGGGCAGTTCCATGGCCAGTTCCTGCCGATGCTCACCCACAACCCGCTCGCCACCCGCCGTGATGCGGCCCTGACCGATGGAGTCGCCGGATGAAACAACAAATGGCACTGGGCAGTTTCATCTTCGGCCTGTCCCGCGGCTTCGCCTACAGCACGCTGGCGCGCAAGTCCGACGGCGGCTGGAGCGAACTGCCGGTCCTCACCAGCAAACCCAAGGCCCATCAGACCGGGCAGAAACCGCAAACCCTGACCGTCACCGGCAAATCGATGTATGCCGTGGCCATGGAGCGGCTCGATGAGCTGCGGGCGTTGCAGGCCCTGCGCATGCCGCTGCCGTTGATCGACGGCATCGGTCGCAACTGGGGCCTGTGGCGGATCAACAACATCCAGGAGAACCAGAGCCAGGTCATCGACGACGGTACGGCGATGGTCGTCGACTGGACCCTCGAACTGGCGGAGTTCAACAATGCGTAAGGTACGGAGCGTGGCCGGCGACTCGGTCAACCTGCTGCTCTACCGCGAGTCGGGCCGCAGCGACGATCAGGCCGAAGAGGCCTTGTGGGCGCTCAATCCGGCGCTGGCCGAGCAGGGCCCGGTCCTGCCGGCGGACGTCTGGGTGACGCTGCCCGAACTCGACACGAAACCCACCGCGATCAAACCGGTCACGGCCTGGGACTAAGGAGGCGGCATGGCACTGGGATTCACGCCGTCGGTCGAGATCTACGGGGCCAACGCGGCCCTGCTCAACCAACGCCTGATCAGTTGGGAACACATCGATGCCGCCGGGCTTGAGTCCGACCAGCTGACGCTGGTGCTCGACCTGGAAGGCCTCGCCGGATTGCCGTCCCTGGGCGGGAACATCGGCCTGCGGGTGGGCTACCTGGAATCCGGCCTGGTCGACAAGGGCCAGTTCAAGGTCACCCGCCTCACGCCGACCCTGTTTCCGCTGCGACTCACGCTGGTGGCCACGGCGGCGCCGTTCAGCGCCAAGGACGAGACCGGCTTCAAGCAGCGCCGCACGGCCAGCCACGGCCCCACCACCCTCGGCGCGCTGTTTCGCGAGCTGGTGTCGCGGCACGGCTTTTCGCCGCGGGTCGATCCCGCCCTGGCGATGATCCGGATCGCCCACTTCGACCAGTCGAACGAGACCGACATGGGCTTCATCACGCGGTTGGCCGGCAAGTACAAGGTGATCGCCAAACCGGTGAACGAACTGTATGTGCTGGCGCGGCCGGGGCAGGTCAAGTCCTTGTCCGGCAAGGTGTTGCCGGACGTCCGGCTGTCGGTGACGAGCGACAACCGCCCCGGCGACCACGCGTTCATCAGCGCCGTTCTGGAAGAGACCGCCCGCACGCAGAACCAAGGCTGCAAGACCACGTTCTGGGATGCCGCCGCCTGCGTGATGCGGGAGGTCAAGACCGGCCTTGCACCGTACAAGACCCTTCGCCAGACCCTGCCCAGCGAGGAAGAGGCCAAAGCGGTGGGCGAGGGCGAAGTGCGCAAGATGCTACGGGAGAAATACAAGGTGAAGGTCAGTTGCCCCGGCGACCCGAGGCTGTCCGCCGAGGGCCTGCTGGTGCTTGACGATACCTGGCCGGATTTCATGCGCGGGCGCTGGTCCATCGACAAGGTCACCGCCAGCGGCAAGCGCGAGGAAAGCTACCGCTGCCTCATCGAGGCAAGCGGCCTGGATCCCAAGGCCGACGCCAAAGCCTGACTTCGCATGCCCCCTGTGGGCGCGAGCCTGCAGATCCTCATCCCCCCGACTTTGGAACGCACCCATGAAGATCACCCCGATCCTCACGCAGCTGCGTGAGCAATGCCCCGGCTTGGCCAACCATGTGGCGGCCGGGGGCGACCTGAACGATCCGAACCTGCCGCTGCCGTCGGCCTGGGTCACGCCGCAAGCCGACCTGGCCGGCGCCAGCACCGCGCAGAACGCCGCACGGCAACCGGTGCGCGACCGCTTCGACGTCGTCCTCGTGCTGGACGCCACGGACGCCGCCAAAGCGCTGGACCGGCTGCACGAACTGCGCGCCGAACTGTGGCGCGCGCTGGTGGGCTTCAAGCCCGGCGGCGACTACAGCGCCATCGCCTACGACGGCGGCGAACTGGTTTCGATCAACGGCAGCCGCGTCCTGTACCGGCTGCGCTTTTTTGCCGAGTTCCAGCTCGGCCGCAATCTGGCGAGTCAGCCTGCGGAGAGTTGGCACGAACGCGAACTGGACGGCTTGTCGTCCTTCACCGGGGTCACTGTGCGGGTCGATGCGATCGACCCGGCCGACCCCAACCTCAAACGCCCGGGGCCCGACGGGCGCCTGGAAATGACTTTCTCTGGAGACGTAACCCCATGAGCAATCGCATCACCGTGCTGCCGGCCGCCGGCCGTGCCGTGCCTGACCCGGAAGCGGGCGACCTGCTGCCCCAGGAGGGCCGCGAAGTGACGGACAGCGCCTGGTGGCGCCGGCGCCTGGCCGACGGCGACATCACCATCAAAACCGCGAAAGCGGCTAAACCACAGGGAGCCAAATAATGGCGATCGGATTCAGCAACATCCCCGCGGACATTCGTGTACCGCTGTTCTATGCCGAAATGGACAATTCGGCGGCCAATAGCGCGACGTCGGCCATGCGCCGCCTGATCGTGGCCCAGGTCAACGACAACATCGCCCCGGCCGACGTCGGCAAGCTGGTGCTGGTGTCCAGCGTGGCGCTGGCCAAGAGCATCGGCGGCCAAGGCTCGATGCTGGCCTCGATGTACGAGACTTTCCGCAAGACCGACCCGGTCGGCGAGATCTGGTGCCTGCCGCTGCACAGCACCGACGGCAGCATCGCCAAGGGCGCGCTGACCCTGACCGGCACCGCCACCCAGGCCGGCCAGCTCAACCTGTACGTCGGCGGCGTGCGTGTGCAGGCCACCGTGGTCAACGGCGCCACCGCCGCCCAGGCCGCCACGGCCCTGGTGCAGAAGATCAACGCCACGGCCGACCTGCCGGTGAGCGCGGCCGCCGCCGACGGCGTGATCACCCTGAGCGCCAAGTGGACCGGCGCCAGCGGCAACGACATCAGCCTGCAGTTCAACCGCCTGGGCAAGAGCAACGGCGAAGAGACCCCGGCCGGCCTGACCGTCGCGGTCACCACCGTCATGGGCGGCGGCACCGGCGTGCCGGACCAGGTCGCGGCGGTCGCCGCACTGGGCGACGAGCCGTTCGAGTTCATCTGCCTGCCGTGGTCGGACCTGGCCACCCTCAACACCTGGCAAGCGGTGATGGACGACAGCACCGGCCGCTGGTCCTGGGCCAAGCAGTTGTTCGGCCACGTGTACAGCGCCAAGCGCGGCACCGTCGGCACCCTGGTGGCGGCCGGTCAGGCCCGCAACGACCAGCACATGACCATCCAGGCCCTGGAGCCGGGCGTTCCGCAGCCGGTCTGGGTGCAGGCCGCCGCGCTCGCCGCGCGCACTTCGGTGTTCATCTCCGCCGACGCCAGCCGTCCGACCCAGAGCGGCAGCCTGCCGGGCGTGGATCCGGCGCCGGCCAGCGAACGCTTCACCCTGACCGAGCGTCAGTCGCTGCTCAACTACGGCATCGCCACCGCCTACTACGAAGGCGGCTACGTGCGCATCCAGCGCTCGATCACCACCTACCAGAAGAACGCGTTCGGCCAGGCCGACAACTCCTACCTGGACAGCGAGACCATGCACCAGTCGGCGTACATCGTGCGTCGCCTGCAAAGCGTGATCACCAGCAAGTACGGCCGCCACAAGCTGGCCTCCGACGGCACCCGCTTCGGCGCCGGCCAGCCGATCGTCACCCCGGCGACCATTCGCGGCGAGCTGATCGCCCAGTACGCCAAGCTGGAACTGGAAGGCCATGTGGAGAACGCCGAGCTGTTCGCCGAGCACCTGATCGTCGAGCGCGACGTGCAGGACCCGAGCCGCGTGAACGTGCTGTTCCCGCCGGACTACATCAACGGCCTGCGCGTGTTCGCGCTGCTCAACCAATTCCGCCTGCAGTACGACGACGTCGCCTGAGCGGCCCGTTCGGTTCTGTGAATCCAGCCCACCCCGCGTGGGCTTTTTTTTGAAGGGAGTAACACCATGGGTCAACTGATTGCAGGCACCTGCTACGTGAAAGTGGACGGCGCGCAACTGACCATCAACGGCGGCTGCGAAGCCCCGCTGATGGCCGTCAAGCGCGAGACCGTCGTGCCGGGCTTCTACAAGGAAACCGACATCGCGCCATCGTTCAAGGTGACCGCGCTGCACACCGCCGACTTCCCGCTGAAGAAGCTGGTCGAAGGCACCGACATCACCGTCACCTGCGAATTCAGCAACGGCAAGGTCTACGTGCTGGCCGGCGCCTACCTGGTCGAAGAGCCGGTCTCCAAGGGCGATGACGCCACCATCGAACTGAAGTTCGAAGGCATCAAGGGGACCTGGCAATGAGCGGCGCCGTGAAGCTTCAAGTTGCGATCGAAGCTCACGGCGAGCCCCTGACCGAACTCGTCCTGCGCCGTCCGACGGTGCAGGAAGTGCGGGCGATCAAGGCGCTGCCGTACAAGATCGACAAGAGCGAAGAAGTCAGTCTCGACATGGACGTCGCGGCCAAGTACATCGCCGTGTGCGCCGGCATTCCGCCGTCGTCGGTCAACCAGTTGGACCTGGCTGACCTCAACGCGCTGAGCTGGGCCGTCGCGAGTTTTTTCATGAGTGCGGCGTCGGAGCCATCACCGACCTGATTTCGGTCGCCTATGACCTGGCCTGGTTCTGGAAGGTTGACCCCGAACAGATGATGGCCAGGCCACTGGATGTGCTTCGCGAATCGCTGGAGCACGCGCAACGGATCAATGCGATGCAGCAGGTGCAGTGATGGCAGAGACAGAAACCAAGGAAAAGGCGTCGGTGCTGCTCACGGGCATCGACGAGCTGTCGCCCAAGCTCGGTGCCTTGCGGGCGAAGGTCGACAGCTTCAAGAAAAACCTCGAGCAGACCGGCCTCGGCAAGCTGGACATCAGCGGCCTGTTCAAGGGCGGCAGCGTGATCACGCCGTTCGTGGATGGCATCAAGTCGGCGGCGGCGTTCCAGGGCAAGCTGACCGAGGTGGGCGATGCGGCGAAAACCGTCGACATGCCCGCCGCGCCGAAGGCCGCCGCGCAGAACCTCAACGTATTCAGCGCATCGATGGAGAAGGTGTCGGCCGCCGTGGATGCCGCGCTGCTGCCGGCGGTGGGCACGCTGGTGGTGGCGCTGGAGCCGATGCTGACCCAGGTCGGCAGCCTGCTCAACGACAACCCGAAGCTGGTCGAAGGCCTGGCGGCGGGGGCCATCGCGTTTTCGGCGATGCAGACCGCCGTGACCGGCGCGACCCAGGTCTTCGACCTGATGAGCATGGTGCTCAAGACCAACCCGATCATGCTGATCGCCATGGGCATTGCCGTGGCGGCCGGCCTGATCGTGGCCAACTGGACACCGATCTCCGCCTTCTTCAGCGGGTTGTGGGACGGGGTGAAAAACGCCGCGGCCAACGCCATGGCGTTGCTGCGGTCGGTGCTCGACTGGCGGCCGCTCCAGGCGCTGGCGGCGTTGTGGGAACCGGTCAGCGGGTTCTTCGCGGGCGTCTGGGACAAGGTCAAGGCGGCCACCGAGCCGGTGTTCGAGTTCTTCAGGACGCTGTTCTCCTGGTCGCCGGCGGGCATGATCATCGAAAACTGGGGACCGCTGACCGGGCTGTTCTCGGCGATCTGGGAACTGCTCAAGGCCTTGAGCGTGCCGGTGACGGCGTTCCTCAAAGGGCTGTTCGACTGGACGCCGCTGGGGATGGTCATCAACCACTGGGGCGCGATCACCGGGTACTTCGCGTCGCTCTGGGCCTCGCTGCTGCCGGCGGCGCAGGCGGTGAAGGGCTTCTTCGTCACGTTGTTCGACTATTCCCCGTTGGGGCTGATCATCAACAACTGGGGCAGCATCGTCACCTTCTTCGAGCCGGTCTGGGCAGCGCTGCTGGCGTCGGCGCAACAGGTCAAGAGTTTCTTCGCGGCCCTGTTCGAATGGTCGCCGCTGGAGCAGATCGCCCAGTACTGGCAACCGGTCAGCCAAGTGTTCGCCGCGCTGTGGGATGTGGTGAAAGCGTTGGCCGCACCGGTGATGGAGTTCCTGCACACGATGTTCGAGTGGTCGCCCCTGGGGCAGATCATCAAGAACTGGGGCCCGATCACCGAGTGGTTCGGCGAGCTGTGGCAGAAGCTGCAGACCGTGATCGCTCCGATCAAGGAACTGTTCGACGGCGGTTTCGCCGGCCTGATCGCCAAGGTCACCGGCAAGGTCGAAGGGCTGACCGAAGCGCAGCGCCGCACCAACGCCGAAGGCAAGGGTGAATTGGCGCCGGCGTTCTTCGGCGGTTCGAATCCTGAAGGCGCCGCCGCGTTGCAGGGCGGTTCGCTGCCGCAGAGTTCCGGTGCCCTGATCCAGCAAAGCGCCGCCAACAACCGCACGCAACTGGAAGGCGGCCTGACGGTCCGCTTCGAAAATGCGCCGGCGGGGCTGCGCACCGATCAACCGCAAACCAATCAGCCGGGGCTGGCGCTCAGTTCGCGCATCGGCTATCGCTCGCTGTCCATGGGAGGTTCCAATGAGCTGGCGTGACCGTTTGTTGCCGGCGTCCTTTCGCGGCGTCGGCTTCTGGATCGACCAGGCGAAGACCCCGGTCGGCCGCAAGGGGCAGCTGCACGAATACCCGCAGCGCGACCTGCCGTTCTTCGAGGACCTGGGCCAGCAGGCCAAGATCCATGACGTGACGGCGCTCATCGTCGGCCCCGATTGCCTGGAGCAGCGCGACAAGCTGCTCAAGGCGCTGGAGCAGGGCAGCGGCGAGCTGGTGCACCCGTGGCTGGGGCGCCTGCAGGTCAAGGTCGGCGAGTGCGACATGACCCACACCCGCCAGGACGGCGGGCTGGTGACCTTCACCCTGAAGTTCTACCCCGATGTGCCGCTGCCGTTCCCGACCGTGACCGTCAGCACCCAAAAGGTGCTGCTGGCCAAGGCCGACACGCTGCTGGGCTCGGCGGTGGCGCGCTTCGAGCAAGCCATGACCCTGATCAAGGCCGCGCGGATCGGCATCGCCAACCTGCGCAACAGCCTCACCGGGGTGTATGACGTGATCAAGGAACAGCTCAAGCCGCTGATCGATCAGTACCGGCAGATCACGGAGCTGGTGAAGGCGGTGAAGGAGCTGCCCAAGGAAGTGGCGGCGGAGTTCAAGGGGCTGCTCGGCGACATCAAGGAGCTCAAGGCATTCGCGAAGGAGGGCTACCGTGGCGTGATCGCCGACGTGTCCCAACAGCTCGAAGCCATCCGCAAGGCCGACGCGCCGAAGCTCACCACCGGCAAGGACACCACCGCCGCGGCGCAGGCCATGACCGACCTGGTGCAGGACACCGTACTGGTCAAGGTGGCGCAGTGGGTGGCGTCGATGCCGGTGGCGACCGCCCCGGTGAAGCTGCCGTCTACGCCGTCGCTGGAGCATCAGGCCAAGCTGCCGGTCACCCGCCAGGAAGTGCCGGTGACCGACGACCTGCAAGCCCTGCGCAACGCGCTGGTCGAGGCGATCAACCCGATGCTCGACAAGGCCAGCCCCGCGCACTACCAGGCCATCAGCGACGTGAAGGATGCGCTCAAGGCGCACCTTCAGGCCGTGGCCACCTCCGGCGTGCGCCAGGTCAGCAAGTCGTTCCAGGAAAGCTTTCCGGCCGTGGTCGTGGCGTACAAGCAGTTCGCCGACGCCACCCGGGTCACCGAAGTAATCCAGCGCAACGGCATCACGCATCCCGGCTTCTCGCCCAACGATGTGAAAGTCACCGGGGAGTGAGCCATGAGCGAGATAGACAACCGCGTCACGCTGACGGTCAACGATGTGGAGTACGGCGGCTGGAAGAGCGTGGAGATCACCGCCGACCTTGAGCGGCAGTTCCGCACCTTCAAGCTCGACATCACCTGGCAGTGGCCGGGGCAGACCACCGACAGCCGGATCAAGCCCGGCGACCCGTGCGAGGTGAGGATCGGCAAGGACCTGGTGCTGACCGGGTACGTGTTCAAGGCCCCCATCCGCTACGACGGGCGGCAGATCAACCTGTCGGTCGAAGGCAGTTCCAAGACCCAGGACCTGGTCGATTGCGCCGCGACCAACCGGCCGAGCCAGTGGCAGGAGCAACCGCTGCTGAGCATCGTCCAGGCCCTGGCGATGGAGTACTCGCAGACGGTGGTCAACGAGATTCCCGAAACCTCGCGGCTGGCCAAGCACACCATCGTGCCGGGCGAGACCGTGTTCCAGTCCATCGACCGCTTGCTCTCGCTGTTCCGGGTGTACTCCACCGATGACGAGCAGGGCCGGCTGGTGCTGGCCAAGCCCGGCAGCAGCGGCCGCGCCAGCGATGCGCTGGAGCTGGGCAAGAACATCCTCTCGGCCAGCGCGCCGATGGATTACAGCCAGGTGTTCTCCGAATACCGGGTGATCGGCCAGCAGAAGGGCACCGACGCCAAGAGCGGGGCGGCGGCCAGCGAAGTGGAATCGGTGGCCGCCGACCTGACCTTCAAGCGCCGGCGCACGACGGTGATCAACGAAGGCACGCAACTGACCTTCGAGCTCGCCCAGCAGCGCGCCCAGTGGGAAAGCGCCACCCGCATGGGCCGGGCGCAGTCCACCACCTACCAGGTGCAGGGCTGGCGCCAGTCCAACGGCGACCTGTGGCGCCACAACACGCTGGTGCGGGTCAAGGATCCGGTGCTCGGCTTCGACGGCGACATGCTGATCTCCAAGGTGACGTATTCGCTGTCGGCGCAGGGCTCGGTCACCACCTTGCAGGTGGCGCCGCCGCACACCTTCGACGCCAACCCAACACCGCCGAAGAAATCCTGAGCCGGCCTCGCACCACCCCTGTGGTGCCTGGTCCGCCGCCATCGCCAGCAGGCTGGCTCCCACCGTCTGGCGGCACCGCAGAACCCCTGTGGGAGCGAGCCTGCTGGCGAAGGCGGACGGCCAGGCCAATCGATTTCGACTGACGCAACGCCTTCGCACCGCCGCTCCCACGGTGGATCGCGTCGTGGCCCCATTCTGAAGGAAACCCCATGAGCCTACTGACACGCCTGCTGGCGCGCGGCACTGTCGTGCTCGCCAGTTCGGCCTCCAAGCTGCAATCGCTGCAGATGCGCCTCACCGCAGGCGAGGTGAACGATGACCTGGAGCATTTCGAACCCTACGGTTTCACCAGCCATCCGCTGGCCGGCGCCGAGGGCGTCGTCACCTTTCTGGGCGGCGACCGTTCCCACGCCATCGCCCTGGTAGTCGCCGACCGCCGCTACCGCCTGCAATCGCTGGCGGCGGGCGAGGTGGCGATCTACACCGACGAAGGCGACAAGATTCATTTCAAGCGCGGGCGGATCATCGACATCGAGACCGCCACGCTCAACATCCGCGCCAGCAGCGCGGTGAACTTCGACACGCCGGTGATCAACCAGACCGGCAAGATCGTGTCCAAGGGCGACCAGGTCGCCGGCGCCATCAGCCAGATCAAGCACGTGCACGGCGGCGTGCAGGGCGGCAACGGCCAGACCGCAGCCCCTGCGGGAGGTGCCTGATGCTCATCGGCCATAACCTCCACGCCGCGCTGACCCGCGCGGTGCTCATCAGCCTGTTCACCTGGCGGCGCGCCGCCGATGACGACGCCCTCGACGACGAGGAACGCTTCGGCTGGTGGGGCGACAGCTTTCCCACCGTGGCCGATGACCGCATCGGTTCGCGGCTGTGGCTGCTGCGGCGGGTCAAGCTGACCCGCCAGACCCAGATGGACGCCGAGTTCTACGCCCGCGAAGCCTTGCAATGGCTGATCGACGACGGCCACTGCAGCGCCATCGACCTCATCAGCGAACGCCTCGACGCCCAGCGCCTGAACCTGCGCACGGTCCTGACCCTGGCCGACGGCGAGCGCCTGGACATCAACCCCGATAACAGTTGGCAGGTGATCTATGCCGTTTGAAACCCCTTCGCTGCCGGTGCTGATCAAGCGCACCCAAAGCGACCTGGCCGGCGATTCGCTGCGCCAGTCCGATGCGCAAGTCCTGGCCCGCACCCTCGGCGGCGCGGCGTTCGGCCTGTACGGCTACCTTGACTGGATCGCCGAGCAGATCCTGCCCGACACCGCCGACGAATCGACCCTTGAGCGGATCGCCGCGCTGCGCCTGAACCAGCCGCGCAAGGCCGCCCAGGCCGCCACCGGCAGCGTGAGCTTCAGCGCTGCGGCCGGCGCGGTGCTGGACGTGGATACGCTGCTGCAGGCCAGCGACGGTCGCACCTACAAGGTCACCGCCGCGCGCACCACGGTCAGCGGCACCAACACCACCACCGTCGCCGCGCTCGACGCCGGCAGCCTGGGCAACGCCGATGCGGGCCTGGCGCTGACCCCGGTGCAGCCGGTCGCCGGCGTTGTCGGCAACAGTTTCGTGGTCGCGGCGCCGGGCCTGAGCGGCGGTGTGGCGCGGGAGAGCCTGGAGTCCCTGCGTTCGCGGGTGATCCGCTCCTACCGCGTGATCCCCCACGGCGGCTCGGCCCAGGACTACGAGACCTGGGCGCTGGAATGCCCCGGCGTGACCCGCGCCTGGTGCCGCGGCGGCCTGCTCGGCCCGGGCACCGTGACGGTGTTCATCATGCGTGACGACGACCCGCAACCGGTGCCCAACGACGAGCAACTGGCCGAGGTCCAGGCCCACATCGAACCGCTGCGCCCGGTCACCGCCGAGGTGCATGTGCAGCGGCCGGTGCAGGTGCCGGTCACCTATCGCCTGAGCGTCAATCCGGACACCACGGCGGTGCGGGCGGCGGTCGAGGCGCAGCTGCGCGACCTGCACAACCGCGAGGCCGACCTCGGCCAGTCGCTGCTGATCAGCCACATCCGCGAAGCCATCAGCAGCGCCGGCGGCGAGTACGACCACACGCTCACCGCGCCGGTCGCCAACGTACCGGCCGGGCAAAGCGAACTGCTCACCTTCGGAGGTTGCGTATGGGGGTGATCAGAACCGCCGCGCAATACCAGGCGCAATTGCGCGCGCTGCTGCCCGCGGGGCCCGCCTGGGATCCGGAACGGGTGCCGGAGCTGGAAGAGGTGCTGCATGGCGTCGCCGTCGAGTTGGCGCGCCTCGATGCCCGCGCCGCCGACCTGCTCAACGAGATGGATCCGGCCGGCGTCAGCGAACTGGTGCCGGATTGGGAAAAGGTGATGAACCTGCCCGACCCGTGCCTGGGCGCCACGCCGCTGTTCGACGACCGCCGCCTGGCCGTGCGCCGCCGCCTGCTGGCGGTCGGCAGTCAGGCCGTCGGTTACTACCTTGAGATCGCCAAGAGCCAGGGCTACCCCAACGCCACCATCACCGAACTCGAAGCCCCGCGCATGGGCCGCTCGCGGTTCGGCGCGGCGCACTTCGGCACCTGGGAGGCGCAGTTCATGTGGACGCTCAACACCGGCGGCCGCCTGCTGCTGGGCCGGCGCTACGGCGCGAGCTACTGGGGCGAACGCTTCGGCGTCAACCCGGGCTCGGCGCTCGAATGCCTGATCCACCGCGCAGCGCCGGCGCACACCAAGGTGCACATCAATTATGACTAGGGAGGTTTGACGGAATGGATTATCCGAAGAGTGTCCCCAGCTCCGGGCTGGTGAACGGCAAGTTTGTCGATGAGAACCCGCTGACCGGCACGCCGGGGTCGCTGATCCCGGCTCGCTGGGGCAACAGCGTCACGGACGAAATCGTCAACGCGATCGCCGCCGCCGGGCTGGTGCCGGACGAAGGCGACAGCACGCAGCTCAAGGCGGCGATCTCAGCGATCGTCGAGAAGAGCAAGAACGACGCGTTGGCGAGCAAGGACGAAGCGGAGTCAGGCACCAGCAGCGTTCGCCTGATGACGCCGCTGCGAGTGTTTCAGGCCATCGAAAAGAAACTGGTGCAGGCGACCGAGTCGGTGCTGGGCTGGGCGCGGATCGCCACCCAGGCGCAGGTCAATGCCGGCGCCGATGACGCCACCGTCGTGACGCCGAAGAAACTGCGGCTGGGGGTCACCTACAGCTTCGGGGAAAACGGCTACGTCGTGTTCCCCGCCTGGATGGGCGGTTTCACCATCCAATGGGTCTTGGTCACGATCAGCGTGGACAAAGGCTACGTGTCCAAGTCTTGGCCGCTGGCCTTCAAGAACCAGTGCAGCGGTGCCTGGGCGAGTTATTCGCACGCCGGGAACGCCCCCTATCTGGACATCACCACGCCGCCGTTGGTGACCTACTTCGACGTGAATCAGGTGCAGGTGATGAGCAACTCCGGCGGCACGGGCTTCATCAGCGTCGTGAGCGTGGGGAACTGAAATGAAACGATTCTATAGCCGTACGACAGGCAACACCTATCTGGCCGGTCATCACACTTTGCTGCCGGACGATGCCGTCGAAATCGACGAGGAACGCTACGAGACGGTGATCGCCAATCCGGCGGCGGGAACCGAGCGGTCTCACGACGACCAGGGGCTGCCGGTGTTGATCGAGGCCGCGCCGGTCTCGGACGAGCAAACGGCGCGGCAGGCCAAGGCCTGGCGCGACAAGGAGTTCGATCGGGTGGTCTGGCTGCGTGACCGCCATCGGGATGAAGTCGAGTTGATGAAGTCCACCACGCTGTCGGACGCCGAATACCAGTCGCTGTTGGCTTATCTGCAAGCGCTGCGCAAGTGGCCGCAGACGAAGAAATTTCCTTCCGCACGCTCCCGGCCGAAGAAACCCGCCTGGCTGAAAGCCGAGTGAGCCGCGGCCGCCTCGCCGGCCCCGCAACCATGATTCAGATAAAGGATTGAAGTATGGATTATCCAAAAAGCGTCCCCAGCGTCGGCCTGGTCGACGGCCGGTTCGTCGATGAAAACCCGGTGGCAGGCACGCCGGGTTCGTTGATTCCGGCGGTGTGGGGCAACGGTGTGACCGAAGAGCTGCTGACCGTCATCAAGGCGGCCGGCATCGCGCCGGCCGAAGGGGTGAACGATCAGTTGCTGACGGCCGTCAAGAAGCTGCTGAGCCTGGCCAGCCCCATGTCATCAAAAGTCGTCGAGGTGTCCGGATCGAGGGTATTGGGCGCCGATGAGCTGGGGCTGGTCCTGATCAGCGCCGGCACGGCGGACACGACCGTCACCCTGCCGGCGGTGAACGCGCTGTCAGGCGTGCGGGACGTGATTGTCCGCCGCACCGACAACAGCGCCAACCGGCTGGTCGTGCAGGCCGGCGGCAACGACCGGATCAGGTTTCACACTCACCTGTCCGCCAGCGGTTATCCGTTTTTCGTGTTGATGGGGGCGGGCGACTGGTGGCATCTGCGCAGCGACGGCTCGGGCAACTGGTGGCCGGTCGGGCGGTTTGACGGGACGGCGCTGGGGCGGATCGTGTACGAGAGTTCGACCGCCCTCAGTCCCGGCGGTTACGGCGCACTGAACGGCAGAGAGTTCCAGCGCGCCGAATGGCCATGGCTGTGGGATCACGCCGTTCAGTCCGGGATGCTGCGCGCCGAGGCCGACCGCGCGGGCGGCTGGAGCAGCGGCGACGGCGTCAAGACCTTCCGGGGCCCGGAAGTGCGCGGCGAATTCATCCGGACGCTGGATGAGCAGCGCAACATCGACGCCTCACGGGTGGCCGGTTCCTGGCAGACCGGCACCAATATCGCCGGCGACAACGGTTCCGCCCCGGCGGTCCACGGGATCGGCAACCTGGCGACGATCGGGGCGGATCCGACTGCCTATACCGGGCTGACCTACTACGTCGCCGCGACGGCCGCCGAAAACTTCGGCTCCCCGTACTGGGGCTTGGCCCGGCCTCGGAACATCGCCTATCCGGGCCGTCTTAAACTCATTTGAGGTGCTTATGGCTTTCTACTACGTCAACGAACTGACCCAGGAAATGACCGGGCCCGTCGAACTCCCGGAATATCCGGGGTTGGGCGTTGTGGTGCCGGGCAACGCCATCGGCTTGCCTGAAGCATTGCCTGCCGCCGAGCCGGGCCATGTCTGGGTATGGCGCGATCAGCAAGCGGTGCAACTGATCGATCTGCGCAACCGAACGGTTTATTTCAAGGAAAACGGCAATGCCCTGTATTGGATCCAATTGGGGCCGTTGCCCGATCACTTGACCGTCAAACCCCGGCCTAACGCCTACTGCTTCTGGAAGGAAGGTGACTGGGTGCTGGATGAAGAGGCCGAGCGAGCAGGTCTGGCGGCGCAGGCCGACATCGATCGGGATAACCGTCTGCGTGAAGCGGTCATCCGTGTGGCGCCGCTGCAGTACGCCTATGAACTGGGCGAAGCGGGCAGCGATCAGGTCGCGATGATGCAGGCCTGGAAACGCTACGCCATCCACCTGTCGCAGATCGAGCAGCAGGCGGACTATCCGCGCAACATCGTCTGGCCGGTCGCGCCGGGCCGCACCGCGGTGCCGCCCTCCGCCTGACTGACACTCCCTCACCCCTCTACAGGCGGTTCAGTGCTGCCGGCATTCGGCTGCCCGTAGAAACCCATTCGAAGGTTGTGCAATGGACTACCCCAAAAGCATCCCCGGCGTCGGCCTGGTCAACGGCGGCTTCATCGATGAGAACCCCGTGGCCGGCACGCCGGGCTCGCTGATCCCCGCTGCCTGGGGCAACAGCGTGACGCAAGAAATCCTCAACGCCATCAAGGCGGCCGGGCTGACGCCCGACGAAACCCGCAACGATCAGCTCGCCTCGGCCATCGGTGCCCTGGTCGACTTCACCAAACTGAGAAACACCCCGACCACGCTGAGCGGCTACGGCATCACCGATGCGACCGGACGGCTATTGGCGATCAAGCAGTTCGACACGGTCGGGATCACGGTGTACCAGCCTGATCCCAGGGCCAAGCGGATCCGCGTGAGATTGATCGGGGCTGGCGGCTCCGGGGGCGGATGCGGGCCGGTGCCGGTCAACTCCCTGGCGATCGGCGGAGGCGGCGGATCGGGCGCCTACGGCGAGAGCTTCTATGACGTCACTGCGCAAATGCTCGCCGGCGTGCCGGTTTCGCTGGGCGCGGGAGGTGCCGCGCGCAACGCGGCCGGGCAGGCGGGCGGTGGCGCTTCCTTCGGCGCTTATATGAGTGCGGCAGGCGGCGGGGGCGGGCAGGTGCTGACCGTTGCAGTGACCGCGACGGCTTCCGGGTTCGTGCAGGGCGGCGTGGGCGGCCAGACCGTCACCGGCGGCAACCTGGCCAATGCCCGCGGCAACACCGGAAGCTTTGCGATGTTCAACAACAATTGGGGAATGCTCTCCGGCGGCGGTGGCGCAAGCCCGTTCGACGGCGGCGGCACTTTCACCGGCGTCAACGGAAACGGTTGGCCCGGCGTCCGTGGATCGGGCGGTAGCGGTGCCTGCTCGAACAGTGCCTCCACCTCTTTCGTGAGCGGTGCGGGCGGTAACGCTTTCTGTGAAATCTGGGAGTACGCGTAATGGCCCTGTATGCACGGGTGGAAAACGGCATTGCCGTCGAACTGATCGACACCGGGGACTACGCGATCACCCAGCTGTACGCCCCGTCCTTCGTCGAGTCGATGGTGCGGGTGCCTGAGGGCGCCGAGGTCGAGATCGGTGCGCCGGTGGGCGATATCCGGCAGGCCGCCGAACCGGCGCCCGCGCCGGTGCCAGCAGCACCGGCCATTACGGAAGAACCGTCGCGGGCGCAGGAAAAGGCCTGGCGCGAGTCCGTGCTGGCGGACACCCAATGGCTGATGGCGCGCCACCGCGACGAGCAGGAGCTCGGCCGCGCGCCGACCCTGGCCGCGCCGCAGTACCTGGCGCTGCTCCAGTACCGCCAGGCCCTGCGCGATTGGCCAGGCGCCGGCGCAACCCAGCGGCCGGCGGCTCCGCCATGGCTGGGTGCCGACGGCGGTTGACGCCATCGCGGCGCCTGTCATTTCAATATCAGGAGAAGAACAGTGGATTATCCGAACAATGTACCCAGCGCCGGCCTGGTGGACGGCCAATTCGTCGATGAGGATCCGGTCTCGGGCAAGCCGGGGTCGCTGATTCCGGCCAGTTGGGGCAACGGCGTCACCCAGGAGCTGCTGAATGTCATCCGCACGGCCGGCATCACGCCGACCGAGGCGGCCAATGACCAGCTGCTCAAGGCGTTACGCAGCAGCAAGCTGTTTGTCACCCCGCCGCAGTTCGACAACGGCCAGTCGGTCGCGACCACCGGGTTCGTGACCCGCAGCGGCCTGCAGTTTTCCGGTTTTTCGTCCTATGCGGTGAGCACCGCCCTCAGCGCATCGAGCGTGGGCGGCGTGGCCAGTTTCGCCAGCGGGACGCCGATCACGGCGACCTTGCCGTCCATCGCCGGGCTTGCCCATGGCAGCACCGTGCATGTCATCAACGCCGGCAACGGCGTCCTGACCATCAATCCCGCCGCCAGCGAAACCATCGAAACCTGCAACGGCACCTTCGGCGCGCTGAAGCTCGGCATCGGCGACAGCGCCCAATTCATCAAACTGAGCGGCCAGTGGCGCCTGTACGGCGGTTCGGTCAGCGACCGGTACGCCACGGCCCATTTCGGCGTCTACGGCAATGTCGGGTATCAGCGCTATCCCAGCGGCAACATCGAGCAATGGGGAGTCGGCACCTCAAATGCCGACGGCAACGTTTTCGTCACCTTTCCCATTTCGTTCCCGACGGCGTTTTCGTCCCTCGTGGCCACTCACTCGGGCGGCGATGCGGCGATGGTCGCCCTGGTCGGCGGCAGCGTCACCCAGCAGGGCTGCACGCTGAGAATCCGCAACAGCGCAGGGCAAGTGCAGCAGGGCTGGAGCGTGAATTACTTTGCGAAGGGGTATTGAATGAACGCGTTCAAAGTGTTGTTCAGCGCCAGCACCCGGGGCGTCTATGTACCGGGCATCAACTCGTCGGACATTCCCGGCGATGTCATCGAGATTCCCCAGGACTACTGGATTTCCCTGCTGCAGCAGCAGGCGGTCGTGGCGAAGGTCATCGGCGTCAATCCCAACAACGGCTTTCCGGTGCTGACCGATCCGCCGCCGCTGACGCCCGACGAGGCCGCCGACGCCGAACGCCGCTGGCGCGACGCGCAACTGGCCGCCACCGACGGCCTGGTGGCCCGTGACCGCGACGAGCTGGAGGACGGCGGCGGCACCACCCTGACCACCGAGCAATACACCGAACTGCAAACCTACCGGCGTGCGCTGCGGGACTGGCCGCAGGGCTCGTTCTTTCCGTTCAGCGAGCATCGTCCGGCAGCGCCGCGCTGGTTGGCTTCGGCGATCTGACCCAGGAGATTCACATGGACTATCCCAAGCGCATTCCTGGCTCAGGGCTGGTGAACGGCCGATTCGTCGACGAAGACGCGATCGCCGGAACGCCGGGTTCCCTGATTCCGGCCAGTTGGGGCAACAGCGTCACTGAAGAGATCCTCAATGCGATCACCGCTGCCGGACTGACGCCGGACGAGGAGCAGACCGATCAGTTGGCCAGGGCCATCCGCCAGCTGGCCAAGCCGGATCCGCTGCAGCAGTTTCCGGTGCAGGTGTACCGCAAGAACGTGCTGATCAACGGCGGTTTCGATATCTGGCAACGCGGGGCCGCCAACCCGGCACCGAACATCGGCGGCTTCGTGGCCGACCGTTTCCGTTGCGACTGGAACGGCAATGCCGGTGTCGCGATCAGCCGGCAAAGCTTCGTTCCCGGTCAAGGCGAAGTCGCGGGCGAGCCTCAGGCATTTTTGCGTTGGCAGCAAACGGCGGCCGGCACCGGCTCGACCGTGCATCGCATTTCCCAGAACGTCGAATCGGTCAGGACGTTGGCGGGCAGGACGGCGACCGTTTCGTTCTGGGCCCGTTCCGACGCGGCCCGGCAACTGCGGGTCATGATCTTCCAGAACTTCGGCGCGGCCGGTTCGGAAACGGTCGAGCGAGCGGTCGGCGACGTTCAGGTCGGCACTGCCTGGACCCAGTACAGCGTTTCATTTCAGGTGCCGGGCCTCGCCGGAAAGATGCTGGGGGCGTACCATCACCTGAGGCTGGCCTTCGACCTGCCGCTCAATGTGCTGCAGACCGTGGATCTGGCCCGGATCCAGCTGGAGGAGGGGCCGGTGCCGACGCCTTTCGAACGCCGCACCGAAGCGCAGGAACTGAGCGACTGCCAACGCTATTTCGAGCGCTCGTTCACGGGGGGACTGCCGATCCGGGCGAACAACGGCTCCGGCACCTGCATCTCGACATTCACTCAAGTCCCGGCCGCCAACACCGGCCAGTACGGCATGACGATCGGCATGCTGGTGCAGAAGCGCGTCCTGCCGACGGTCGTGGCCTACTGCCCGGGTGAAAACAGCGCCCAGGTCTGGAACCAGTCGATCGGCAAACCCTGTACCGGAACATTCCTGCAGGGCCTGACGGACCGTGCGATCTCGTTCGCCACCGTCACGCCCGTCGGCAGCGCCCCCGGACAGACCCTGCAGATCGAATGGACGGCCGATGCCGAAATCTAGGAGGAACGATGGACTATCGACTGACCGCACAAGGCGTGATGCGCCTGAGCGACGCTGCCTACATTCCGCAGGATCCGGGCAACCGCGACTGGCTCGAGTATCAGGCGTGGCTGGCGGCGGGAGGGCAGGTGCTGCCCCGGCTTGACGATCCCGACGCAGAGGAACCGCAGCGCGGCGTCCTGGGCTTTTTCAAGCGCATCATTTAAACCCTTCATTAAAGGATCAAGCGTGAAAACTCTGGAAAACAACTGGTTGGCGAGTTTCTCCCGCCAACCGTGATTCAATCGCAGCATCCAGGGAGGATCGAACATCATGCCAATCACCGAAAACCAGCTTGTCAGCATCATGCCGAACGCCCGCTCCCAAGCGGGCGTTTTCGTTCCGGCGCTCAACGCCGCCATGGCCCGCCAGCGCATCGACACGCCCAAGCGCATTGCCGCATTCCTGGCCCAGGTCGGCCATGAGTCGGGCCAGTTGCGCTACGTGCGGGAACTGGGCAGCCAGCAGTACCTGAGCAAATACGACACCGGCGCCCTCGCGGCCCGGTTGGGCAACACCCCCGAAGCCGACGGCGACGGGCAGAAATACTGCGGCCGAGGGCTGATCCAGATCACCGGCCGCGCCAACTATCGGCAATGCAGCCTCGGGCTGTTCGGCGACGAACGCCTGCTGGCCCTGCCGGAACTGCTGGAGCAGCCGCAATGGGCGGCCGAGTCCGCCGCGTGGTTCTGGGCGCAGAACGGCTTGAACGAACTGGCCGACCGCGACCAGTTCAACACCATCACCCGGCGCATCAACGGCGGGCTCAACGGCCTGCAGGACCGTCTGGAGCTCTGGGGGCGGGCGAGGGCGGTGCTATGCCCGGTCTCGGCCTGAACCTCTGGCGGCTGGCCGGCATCGCGCTGCTGGCCGTCGCGGCGGCGGCGCTGGCCTGGCGGTTCCAGGACTGGCGCTACGGCCGGCGACTGGCCGAACAGGCCCTTGAACATGCCCAAGTCCTCAATCGACTCACCCTGACGGCCGCCGCCGCGCAACAGGCCGAACAGGACAAGCGCCTGGCCCTGGAGCAACGGCTCCAGGCCAGCGAACAGACCCACTACCGAGCGCTCAATGATGCCCAACGTGATCAGGCTCGCCTGCGCGACCGCCTTGCCACTGCTGATCTGCGCCTGTCAGTCCTCGTCGATGCCGGCGACGTTGCCCATGGCTGCGACCTGCCCGCCGCCCCCGGCGCCGGCGGCGTGGATCATGCAGCCCTACGCGCCCGACTTGACCCGGCGCATGCTCAACGAATTGTCGCCATCACCGACGAAGGCGACCGCGGACTGATCGCCCTGCAGGCCTGCCAGGCCTATGTCAGGACCCTGGCGCCCGCACCTTCACATCTTGAATGA